AAACTGCATCAGGTCTTGAAAAAGCATTAGAAAAACAAGATACATTTATAGAAGCACCAGATGGTGATAACTTTAAAAAAGCATATAGATCAATTGAAGTATTATATTCAGGGGCTAAAATACTAGGTCACGAGAAAATGTTAAGATGGCAAATGGCTGAGAATATGACAAGACCATATGCCGACACTGTTAAAGTTAATATGAACTATAACATCGTAGCTCCTAGGTTGTATAAAGGCCGTATAGAATCAATTGTAAGCAGAATAACTGGTTTTGCTGATATGATACAGCTGACGCATTTAAAATTGCAACAGGTGATGTCTAGGATAGTACCTGATGGTGTTTATATGGATATAGATGGTTTAGCAGAAGTAGATTTAGGTAATGGTACTAATTACAACCCAGCCGAAGCGTTAAATATGTATTTCCAGACTGGTAGTATAGTTGGTAGATCAATGACCCAAGATGGTGGTATGAATCCAGGTAAAGTTCCAATACAAGAACTTGCTACATCAAATGGTATGGGTAAAATACAATCATTGATACAAACTTACGAGTATTATCTTAAAATGATTAGAGATGTGACCGGACTTAATGAAGCTAGAGATGGTACGCTACCAGACAAGCAATCATTAGTTGGTTTACAAAAGCTAGCTGCTGCTAATTCAAATGTAGCTACAAGACATGTATTACAAGCTAGTTTATATTTAACTCTTAGAACTTGTGAAAATATATCATTAAGAGTAGCTGATGCTTTAATGTTTCCAATGACTAAGCAGTCTTTAATGTCTAGTATATCTAGATACAATGTAGGAACATTAGAAGAGTTATCTAAATTAAACATGCATGACTTTGGTATATTTTTAGAATTAGAGCCGGATGAAGAGCAAAAACAAGTGCTAGAACAAAATATTCAAATAGCTTTACAAGCTGGGCAAATAGATCTTGAAGATGCTATTGACATTAGAGAAGTTGCTAATTTAAAGTTAGCTAATCAAATGTTAAAGAAACGTAGAAAAGATAAGGCAGCTAGAGACCAACAAGCGCAACAAGCTAATATACAAGTTCAAGCGCAGTCTAATGCACAATTAGCAGAGCAAACAGCTATGGCAGAAGCTAACAAGCAGCAGATATTAACTGAGCAAAAAATGCAACTTGAAAAAGCTAAAAGTGATTTTGAAGTACAAAAGATGGAGAGAGAAGCACAAATTAAACAACAGTTAATGGAACTAGAGTTTAATTATAATATGCAACTTACTCAAGCTCAAGGACAAGCTAGAAAACAACAAGAAGAATTTAAGGAAGATCGTAAAGACGAACGAACTAAAATACAAGCAACGCAACAATCTGAGTTAATAGATCAAAGAAAAAATGATTTATTACCGAAGAACTTTGAATCCGCTGGTAATGATACTATGGGTGGATTTGGCTTAGAGCAATTCGCTCCTAAGTAATTTTATATTAACTATTATATTATATTATGTCAAAAGAAAAAGTAAAAGAGGAAGGTTCTTTTAAAATAAAAAAGAAACCAGGTAGACCTAAAAAACTTACCAACAAAGGAGAAACAATAAAAGTAGATTTATCTAAAAAAGAAGAAAAAGTAGAAGATGCCGTTCAAAAGCAAACAACAGATGAAGTACTTGTTCGCGACGAACCCAAAGCTAGCGAAGAAGTTTCTAAAGAAAACATCGAAGAAACAACTGAAAAACCTGCCGAAGAAAGCAAAGAAGAAAAAGTAATTCCAATACAAGAAATTACTGAAGAGCCTAAGGTAGAAGAAAAAGAAGAGCCAGTTATGGAAACTGCTCCAGAGCCAGCTAAGCCAGAAATTAACTTACCTGAAAATGTAGAAAAGTTAGTTAAGTTCATGGAAGAAACAGGTGGCACAGTTGAAGACTACGTTAGATTAAATGCTGATTATAGCAACGTAGATGACAATACTTTAATTAGAGAATACTACAAACAGACTAAACCACACTTAGACATAGAAGAGGTTAACTTCTTATTAGAAGATAACTTTTCATTTGACGAAGATGTGGATGAAGAGCGAGATATAAAGAAAAAGAAACTTGCCTTCAAAGAAGAAATTGCTAAAGCCCGTAAATTTTTAGAGGACACTAAGAGTAAATATTACGACGAAATCAAGTTGAGACCCGGCGTAACTCAAGACCAACAAAAGGCTATGGACTTTTTCAATAGATACAACGAAGAACAGAAAATGGTTCAAGATCAACACAAGAGGTTCCAAAGTAACACTAAAAACTTCTTTAACCAAGAATTCAAAGGTTTTGACTTCAATATTGGTGAAAAGAAATTTAGATATGGAGTTTCGGATACTGATGGTGTTGCTAACACCCAATCTGATCTAACTAATTTTGTTGGGAAGTTCCTAAATGAAAAAGGTGAAGTAAAAGATTATGCTGGTTACCACAAAGCCATTTATGCTGCTGAAAACGCTGATACAATAGCTAATCATTTCTACGAGCAAGGCAAAGCCGATGCTGTAAAAGATATGATGGCTAAATCCAAAAATGTAAATAATGAACCTAGAGTAACATCTACTGGTGATGTATTTGTCAATGGAATGAAAGTAAAAGCAATTAGTGGTGTAGATAGTTCTAAGTTAAAATTAAGAATAAACAAAAATAAATAATTAAAATTTAGAAAATGGGATTAACAGGAGGAATAACCTCAAACCTAGAACCTGCTCAAAAGCAAATGACTTTAGCGAGTAACTATCTTTCTTTTACAGATGGTACTAATGATTTTGCACAGCAGTATTTACCTGAGCTTTACGAAGCTGAGGTTGAAAGATACGGAAACCGAACTATTGGTGGTTTCTTGAGAATGGTAGGAGCTGAAATGCCTATGAGTTCTGATCAAGTTATTTGGTCTGAACAAAATAGACTTCACGTTTCTTACAAAACGGCTGTAGTAGACGCTGCTCCTGCAACTAGTATAACTATAACAATTGACCCTGAAGTATCTGCCGCTGGTGGTACTGTAGGAAATAAAGATTTAGCTATTAAAGTTGGACAAACAGTTGTTATTAGTAAGGCTGGTACAGGATCTATGAAATGTAGAGTTGTGTCATTAGGTGCTACCGCTGGTGGTGGGGCTGGTGTTGCAAGAACTCAAGTTCTTAATGTACTACCTTATACTAACGCTGATTTAACTACCGGTGCTTTAGGTATATTTGCAGCTGCTGATGCTGTAACTGTATTTGTTTACGGTTCTGAATTTGCCAAAGGAAGTGATGATGATGCATTATCAAGTATAGAGCCTGAGTTTACTCAATTTAACAATAAACCTATTATATTAAGAGATAAGTATGTTATTAACGGTTCTGACACTGCTCAAATTGGTTGGGTTGAAGTTGCCACTGAAGATGGTGCTTCTGGATACTTATGGTATTTAAAAGCTGAATCTGAAACTAGATTAAGATTTGAAGATTATCTAGAAATGGCAATGGTTGAAGCTGAAAAGAAAAGAACTACAGGAGCCAATGTTTCTACTGTACCTGTAGATGGTTCTGAAGGTTTATTTGCCGCTATAAACTCTAGAGGCCACGTTATGGACGGATTTGCTGGAGCTACTGGTGGTATTGGAGCTTTAGGTGACTTTGATGAAATACTAAAACAATTAGACAAAGAAGGTGCTATTGAAGAAAACATGCTTTTCGCAAATAGAAAATTAAACCTTAACTTTGATGACATGTTAGGTCAAGTAAACGGATCTCAACAAGGTGCAGCTCCTTCTATTGGCGCTTCTTTTGGTTTATTTAACAACGAAGCCGAAATGGCGCTTAATTTAGGATTTTCAGGATTTAGAAGAGGTTCTTATGACTTTTATAAGTCTGACTGGAAATATCTAAATGACGCATCTACTAGAGGTTTAACTGAGGACGTAGAAGGTATTTTAGTTCCTGCTGGAACATCTACAGTTTACGATCAAATGTTAGGTCAAAACATCAGACGTCCTTTCTTACACGTAAGATATAGAGCTTCTGAAGCTGATGATAGAAGAATGAAGTCTTGGGTTACTGGTTCAGTAGGCGGAGCTTATACATCTTCTTTAGACGCTATGGAAGTACACTTCTTATCTGAAAGATGTCTTTGTGTACAAGGTGCTAACAATTTTGTATTGTTCACTAAGTAAATAAAACAACTATAAGGTGGTCGAAAGGCCACCTTTATTTTAATTATTATATTATATTATATTATGTCAGAAAATAAAAAACAAAAGTGGGAAGTAAAAGACAGACAATACTTCTTAAAAAATGGTTTTTCACCTTTAACCTATAGATTAAACACTAAACATACTTTTCAAAATCCATTGCTATGGTATGATGAAGAAAAAGGTTATCAAAGAGAACTTAGATATGCTACTAATCAAAAATCTCCATTTGTAGACGAACAAAACGGAACAGCTACTCTTGGCCATGTAGTATTTGAAAACGGTGTATTATTTGTTCCTAAAGAAAAACAAAACTTACAAAAATTATTATCTTTATATCATCCAAAACTTAATGCTAAGTATCAAGAAAAAGACGAAGTTTTAGAAGCTGAAGATGAGTTAGATTATTTAGAAGTGGAAATAGAAGCTTTAAATGCTGCTTCTAACATGGATGTTGATCAAGCTGAAGCAATATTAAGAGTAGAACAAGGTTCTAGAGTTTCTAAATTAAGTTCTAAAGAGCTTAAAAGAGATTTAATGCTATTTGCTAAAAATGATCCTGTATTATTTATAGAATTAGCAAACGACGAAAACGTTACTCTTAGAAATTTTGGTATTAGAGCTACTGAAGCTAAAATACTAGGTTTATCTCAAGATCAAAGAACATTTACTTGGGCTAGTAATGGTAGAAAACTTATGAACGTTCCTTTTGATGAAAACCCATATTCAGCTTTAGCTGCGTGGTTTAAAACTGATGAAGGCGTAGAGGTTTATAAATCTATCCAGAAAAAGTTAAAATAACAAGTGATTATAATTACAAGGGGCTGCTAATGTAGCCTCTTTTTAAAATATTAAAAATGGCAATAAGCGTAGATACTGTATATAAAACTGTATTACTTATTTTAAATAAAGAACAAAGGGGTTATATGACACCTGATGAATTTAATAAAATAGGTAGCCAAGTACAAAGAGAAATATTTGAGGCTTACTTTGAAGACTTAAATCAACAGCTACGTATACCACAATCTGATGTAGAATATTCAGATAGAGTTGCTATTACAGACGAAAAAATTGCAGAATTTAAAGTTGAAGGTAACGCAACACATACTCAAGATGGTATATTTACATTACCATCTGATTTATATAGATTAGGATCTTTAACCTTTGAAGATACTAATAAATTCCCTGTAGAAATACAAAGAGTTGGTAGAGCTGATTTTTATAATATAAGAAAATCTCCACTTACAGCACCAACTACAACACATCCAATATATTTATACGAAGATAATAAAGCTTTAGTTTATCCAACTAGCATAACTAGCAAGATAAAAACTCAATATGTAAAGAAACCTAATGATATTAGATGGGGTTATTACCCAGGCAATTTAGGTCAATTAATACACGACACAACTGTATTTGGAGCAAACTTGTTAAACAACGGAGGTACATTATCATCCTATACTGGCTTAAGTACAACTGGGGTTGTAGGAACTTATCCTGCAGTTACTTATACTGGAGGTAGTGGAACTGGCTTGGTGATTGACGCTGTGGTTAACACTACAAGCACGGTTACTTTTACAATAGCAACACCTGGTTCTGGTTATGTAATTGGTGACCAAATAGTAGTTGACGCTGGTCAATTAGGTGCGGGTAGTAACGCTGTTACAATAACATTGACAGCAGCTGACTTTAATTCAGGTAGTACATATGGAACAACTAACTTTGAGTTACACAACTCTGAAAGAACTGAACTAGTTTTAAAAATGCTGTTATACCAAGGCGTAGTAATAAGAGATCCGCAAATTGTACAAGTTGCTGCATCGAGAGTACAACAAGAAGAAGTAAACGAAAAATCATAATAAATGGGACTTATAACAGAAACTAATGCTGAATATTACACTGGAAATAATTACGGTAGCTATATATATATAAGCCTAGATGATATTATAAATAACTTTATAGTAGCATATATTGGGGCTGGTAAACTAATTCCATCAGCCAAAAGAACTGATATAATGTTTCATGCTAAAAGAGGTTTACAAGAATTTAGTTATGATACTTTAAAAGTTATTAAATCTCAAGAATTAACTATACCGCCTAGCTTGTCTATAATAATACCACAAGATTATGTAAACTATGTCAAATGTTCTTGGGTAGACGACGCTGGTGCTAAGCACATTATATATCCAACTAGAGTTACTTCTAATCCTACAGAACTTCCAATACAAGATAATACTGGCGAGCCAACACAAGATCAAGCAGGTGCTAATTTACTTTCAGAGCAATCGCTAACTGAAGAAAGATGGAAAGATAGATCTTTAACAACTGATTTACAGCCAGATGATTATAGAATACCTAGAAGAGATTTTTTACTAGGTCAAAGGTATGGTTTACAACCTGAAGAAGCTCAAGTAAATGGTATGTTTACTATAAATGAAAGAACAGGTACTTTTTCTTTTTCAAGTGACTTAGCGGGTAAGTTAATAATATTAGAATACATATCTGATAATTTAGCTTATGACGCTGATATGAAAGTTCCTAAAATGGCAGAGCAAGCCATGTATATGCACATAGCTTATTCAATATTATCAGGTAGATCAGGTGTTCCAGAATATATAGTAAATAGATTTAAAAAAGATCGTTCTAGCGCTCTTAGAAACGCTAAGATACGTTTAAGCAATGTAAAGATTGAAGAGATCGCTCAAGTATTTAGAAACAAGTCTAAATGGATTAAACATTAAGTATGCCAGAAATTAAAAATACTTTTCTAAAGTCTAAAATGAATAAAGATTTAGACTCTAGACTTATACCTAATGGTGAATATAGAGATGCTCAAAATTTAAGTGTTAGTAAATCTGAAGGAGCTGATGTTGGTTCTTTAGAAAACATGTTAGGTAATACTATTATATCTGATTTAAAAAATAAAATAAAAACTTTAGAAGCTGAAAAGCTAGAGCAATATTGGACAGGCTCAACAATAAGATCTACGGAAATTCAAACTGATCAGCTAGAAATTATAGGTTATTACTCAGCTGTATCCATAGATACTTTGTTTTTATTTATAACAGATTATAGAGATTCATCTAATGATAGGTTAAGTAATTTTTCACCTAGTGATTTTGGTGATGCAAGCTCTA